GACTGGCAAAAGGCGGCACGCATCGTCGAAACGATGGGACCTCGCTGGGAACGAGCGCAGCAAATCGCTGTCGAGCGCGAGGCGCACTTCCTACGGCGGCAGATGGTCCAGAACCTTACGAGCGGGGGCGCGCTCTCGGGCAAGCCGTTCGCCCCGCTCGGGCAGGGGACGCTCGTCGTCCGGGCGTTCCGCGGCTTCGGCGGGTCCAAGCCGCTCATCGTTACCGGAGCGCTCAGGAATTCGATCAGCGTCGTGAAGATGCCCGGCGGGGTCGTCTTCGTTGGTGTCCGCCGCGGGGCCGGAGTGAAGGGCGGGAAGGACCGTGCTAACATCGCGGAGATACACGAGTTCGGCGCGAGCTTCACGGTTCGTATGACCCCGAAGATGCGTCGCTTCCTCGCGGCGGCGTACCGCAGGGCGGGCGTCCCGTTCGGCCGCCCGGGTGGGGGCAAGGGCTCGGGCGTGCTCCAGATCCGGATTCCCGCGCGTCCGTTCGTCGGGCCCGTGGTTGACAAGTTCGCCAAGCCGGAGATGGTCCGCGACCGGTTCTGGACGAACGTTAGCGCGCTTATGGGCTACGACCTCGGCCGTCCGTGATATACGGGGCATCTATGGGAGAAGCACCGAACCCTAGGGAAAGTTCACCCGCCTGGCGCCCGTCCGTAGGGCGCCCTGGCTGGAAGCCGGCAGACGACGACCACGGGTCCGAAGCGGCTGCTTGGCGCGCCGAGGTCGCGCTCCACGAAGCACAGGAGGCGCGGCGCGAGAACGCGGAGACGCGTACGGCAGTCGAGAAGCTGGACACGACGCTCCAGCACCTCGACGGGACTATCAAGTCGTCCGACGCCGACTGGAGCAAGCGCACGAAGACGCTGTCGCGCCTTGTGTGGCTCGTCGTCGGCGCGGCGCTAACGTCCCTCGGCGCGGCGGTCGGGCAGTTCGTGTGGCGCGCCATCGCTGGAGCACGCTAAGGTCCGCGCATGCGATACGTGCTCCTCGCAGCTTTGGCATTTGTCTTGCTCGGGTGCCCTCCCTCCCCCGGACCCGCCCGCGTTCCGGAGAACCCAACGCGATGAACTGGGAGTTCGCGTGGGACGTTGCGTGCAAGTTGGGTACGGCAGTCTATTCGGCTGGTCTCCTCGCCATCGGCGTCCAGATGCTCCGTGCGCAACCTGGTGTTCGTCGCGACATGAACGCGCACGCCACCGCCTTGTCTGCGCACGCAGCGGCGCTCACGCGCTCCGCTGCGAGCGAAGACAAGATCGCCCAGATCGCGGCTGACGTCGCAGAGATAAAGGCCGCGCGCGTCGTTGACTCCGAGCTGCTCGAGCGCGTCTACCGAGCGCTCGAGCAGCTTGAGGCTGAGCGCAGCGGCGCCAGAGCGCGGGCGGTTTGCTGACGTGACCGTTCCGACGCTTACCTCCGTATCTCCCGCGTTCGGGCACTCCGCCGGAGGCACTGTCGTGGAACTCGTCGGGATCGGGTTCGCACAGCACCCACCCGCGCCAACTATGGGGCCAGCGGGGGCGTTCCGCCCAGCGATGATTGTGACTTTTGGGGGCGCAGAGGCGACCAACGTTGAGGTCGTGTCCGACACGCTCGCGTACTGCCTAACGCCGGAGGGAGACCCGGACGGCGGTGCGGTCGACGTCGTTGTGCAGAACCTCGATCCGGGCGGAGTGCCTGTCGTGGGGGAGTCGGCGACGCTCTCCGCAGCGTACGCGTTCGTCCGCCCGGACCTCGACGCCGAGTCGGAGCTGGCGCGCGTCGTGCGTGCGCTCATCGTCTCGCTCCGGCGCGCGGTCGTGCCGAACGTCGTGTTCACGACCTCGGTCGACTACGCGGAGGACGGGACAGGGGACCAGCTCAACTACGCGGCGGTCCAGAAGACACCGGCGCTGATCCTCGCAAATCTAGACGTACCGGAGGACCGGCTGCGATCGTGCCACGAGCCCGTATACGTCACGCTCCCAGACGGGCGGTTCGCCGAGCGTCGCCCCCCGCTCGTGTGCGACGTGAATTTCACGCTCGTCGGCGTCGTCGACGGGGACGGAGCGCCGATCCGCATCCTGAACTTCGCGCAGGTGGTCCGGATGTTCTTCCAGAAGCGGACCAAGCTCCGGGTCGACCGGGACGTTGACGACGCGTCAAAGGGCTACGTCGAGTACGACCTTTACTTCTCGTTCGCCGCGGGCGTCGCGGTCACGCACGCCGGGGAGAACGCGGACGTCGAGAGCTTCGCCGGGCAGATCAGGGTCGAAGGCGTTTGGCTGGAGGACGCTCCGGGGCTTCCGGGAGGGCCCGCAGTCGCCGACGGACTACCGCACGAGGCCACGCGGCGCATTGGCTGGATCGCTGGGGACGACCCCGTCGCGGTCGAAATGCAGGCGAATGATTCTACATGAGATCGGAGTAGTATTCGCTCCAGCGCTCGTCCCACTCCGCGTNNCCGCGTCTTGGGCGACCGCGTTGACCCGCCCCCCGCGCCCGGCTACCCTCCAAGCGTGGCCAACACCGTAACCCTACGAAACACGACCAAGCGGATGCTGGTCTTCAACCTCCCCCGGGAGCACGTGCCGGAGGCGGCGCAGCGCGTTCGCGTGGCGCGCACCTCCCACGACGTCACGCCCGTACGCGGGAAAAAGGATGCGCCGTCGTCCGCTACGGCGGGCGCGCGTTCCGTCGCGGTCCGACACGAGACCGTGTCCGGGTCCGTTACGTTCCTCGCGGGTGAAACGAAGACGCTACCCACGTCCGTGCTCGCCGCGCCAGAAGTGAAGCGGGCGCTCACCGCGTATTCCGCTCGGCTCGTCATCGTCGAAGACGCGAAGCAAGCTCCGCCGGCACCAGCACCCGCTGTGAAGCCGGAAGTGAAGAAGACCTCGAAGAAAGGAGGCGAAAGTGGCAACTGACTTGGCTTCGGGCGTCTACGTCCAGGAAGAGGAGGCGACGGTCCGCTCGATCGAGACTGCGGCGGCAACCGTCGTCGGGTTCGTCGGCGTGTGCGAGCGCGGTCCGATCGGGACGAGCAAGCTCGTGACGTCGTTCCCCGAGTTTCAGCGCTTCTACGGCGGCTGGACGGCGGACAACTTGGACTTCGCCTCGGCGCTGAAGGGCTTCTTCGACAACGGCGGCACGTTCGCGCGCGTCGTGCGCGTGGTCCACACGACCACGCCCGGCGACCCTACAACGAAGACGTCCGCCGCGGGCTATGTTGTTCTCCAGACGGCGAGCGCGACCGAATTGGCGGGGTACGCGGAGAGCGGCGTGCAGCCGTTCGCACTCGACCACGGGCAGACGCTCCGCCCGAAGGTCGACGGTGGGTCCGTTCAGCTCGTCACGTTGTCGGCGACTGCGGGCTACTTCGAGACGACGAGCGCGGGACCGTTCGCGCTCTCGAACGGCGAGACGCTCAACCTCACCGGTAACGGGGACGTCGTACCGTCGAAGGCGTTCAGCACCAGCGAGTTCGTCAGTATCGGCGCGGCCGAGACGGACGAACTCGTCGGGATCCTCAACGCCTGGTTTCTTACGTACAACGCGCGCCTTTTGGCGTCGAACGCCTCCGGAAAGCTCCGGGTCACGTCGACCCGGAAGGGCACGTCGACGATAGTCACTCGCACAGGCGGCACGGCGAGCGCGCTCGCCGGGAGCTCGACCGCCGGGACGGGCGATGCGGCGTTCATCGACGCGATGACGGCGGCCGAGCTTTCCGCTGTTTTGGCGCTTACGGGCGCGACGAACTCGGTCGTGTCCGGACGCGTCCGCGTTACATCTGATACGACTGGAGCTACGTCGTCAGTCCAGTTCGAGGCATCCGGCACCGCTACCGGCGCTGGGTTCAACTCCGTTATCCACACCGGGTCGGACGGGACGCCCGTCGACCGTGTGAAGTTCTGGGGGCGCGACGACGGGGCGTGGGCGAACGAGGTCTCCGTAGTCGTCTCGGACGCCACGAACGGCGACGCGGCGAGTGTCGACCTGAACTTCGTGCGCAACGGCGTGAGCATCGAGCGCCGAGCAAACGTGTCGTTCGACCCAGCGAGCGCACGCTACTTCATGGCGGTCTTCAACGATGGCGCGACGGGATCGATCATGTTCCGAGCGGAGGACCTGCTCGACACTTCGAGCCTCCCGCCCGCAACTGGGACGTTCGGTCCCATGTCGGGCGGCGACGACGGACTCTCCGGGCTCGTCGACGGCGACTACACTGGGGACAAGACCGAGAACGGGGCGACCGGCCTGCACGTGTTCGACGCGGAGGGCGACGACGTCTCGATCGTGGCGCTCCCAGGGCGTGCCACGAGCGCGGCGCAGAACGGGGCGCTCACGTACTGCGAGGTCTACAAGCGCGGCCTGTGCGCGGCAATCCTGGACCCGCCAGATGGCATGACCGCGACGGCAATGAAGACCTACGTCCAGGACACGGCGGCGCTGCTGAACGTGTCGGACAAGGGCTTCATCTATTGGCCCAGGATCAAGGTCGCGAACCCGTCGAAGACGCTCTACGGGAACGACGTCACGCTCGTCGTTCCGCCGTCCGGTCACGTCGCGGGCGTGTTCGCACGCGTCGCGCAGGCGAAGGTGGGTGGGCAGTTCTCGCAGCCCGCGGGGACCGAGGTTGGTCTTCTCAGCGGCGTGTTGGGTCTGGAGACCGAGGAGGTCCGCGACCCGGCGAAGCGTGAGATCGTCTTCCCAAGCCGCGTCAACCCGATCAGCCGCGAGCGCGGCACCGGGTTCTTCATCGACGGAGCGCGGGGTTTGAAGGCTTCCGCCGCGTGGGCATCGGCTGGGCAACGCGTGGGTGTGACGTACGTCGAGCGCGCGTTGGTGCCCGGCTTGGCCTTTGCGAGACACCAGAACATCAACGCGAAGCTCTACCGGCAGATCGAGCGCTCCGTGACGTTGTTCCTAACGACGCTCGCGCGCGAGGGGTGCTTTGCCTCGACGGATCCGGAGAAGGCGTTCTTCGTCGACGTCT